CTCGTAGATCATAGCCTCCAGGACCTGGGACAATATTTCATAATTGTCTCAGTCCAGGATGGTGTCATTCCCGTTGTTCTCCTTGGTTTTATAGTCCAAGCTTTCGCTTAGGCTACGAACCGTTGGAAAACCACGGGGTTGCCCTTTAGCTCTATTAACCCCAGGTAACACACGAGTGTGCTCCTGGATGTTAGTAAAGATAAAGCTAGGATCACCTAGTTTGGTCTGTAGCTCTATCAACTTATCAGCCAACCGGTGCTTGATAGAAACCATATCAGTTTCCATCATTAACCGTCTCTCCCGATAATCGGGAAGGGTGTCACTAATGGAAAATCTTCCAGTAGTAACAAAGGTTCTGATAATAGATAGAGCATGGGCAGTATTAAGAGTCAAAGGTAATCCCCTGTATATCGAGCGATACTCGAACTCTGAATCTTTAAAGTTTCAGAATAGATGAAGTACATCTTCTACAGGCACCTTTGTTGTCTTATATATTGTGGATATTATGGCGGCAACCGGCACATGTAGCTTTTTCGCAGAATAGGTCAAACGATCTACTCACGTAAAAGCCGCACGTTGTATGATTGCAGAGGGGGAATACTTATTCACCCCTCACTTCTGTATAAAATACAGAGCGTCAGATACCCGTCCCATCAGAGTAAAGTGGTTCTGATAGAGTTGTTTTCACGAAATCATGGACACGTCATTATAACGCACCCATGTTTTCTTCAAGTACTCACCAGCCGCCTTATCCGAAGCCACAACGGACTTCTTCTGGTTTATCTCTAAACCAATCGAAGTTGTTGCCTCCAGATAGGCCCCGGCAAGGGACTTGTTAAAAATAACAATATCATCCCCAGTTATCTCATACAGTACACATCACTTGTTTGGTGCAGCCAGCCCAAGATCTATAGCACATTTCTGTACTATTAGATGATGGGTCAGCCCAAGCATGTTGAATGAGGACAAAGCTCCCATAGGCTGTCCTACCTCATACCGAACAGAAGCAGGGAGTTCCCCAGGATGGGAAATTCCTTTCTGTAATTGGGGTAAGAAGTAGGATCTACCCACTAGCAATTCTTTTCAAAGAAGAGCTAGCCTTGTCGCAACTGGTCACGTAAAACCGGCCCGGTACAGCACCCATTGAACAATGGGGACTTGTACCATCACTGGTAAACGATCGGTGGCAGCGGATAGATCATACCCGAAGGAACAGCCGTAAATCACGGACTTTTCCCGGGCAC